CTAAAGTTCGATCCATCAGCAACCAACGGCATCGGTCACGACCACAGCGGCTTAGGTAATCATTGGACGCCTACAGGGTTCAGCACCTCCGGCACTGGAACGGACGTGATGAGCGACACGCCGACGAATAACTACGCGACGCTTAACCCACTCAATCCCGCTGTTACTCAACTAGCAAACGGCAACTTGGATTACTCGGGGAGTTCCTACGAGTATGTCAGATCTACTCAGGTTATGTCTGGCGACAAGTATTACTTTGAAGTAACAACATCAGACGCCAACATTAATGTGGGCATTATGGATGTGGCAACAGCTCCATCCACTATCACCGCTCTTGGGTCTCCAGTTGGTTACGGAATTAAGTCTCGTCCGTCTGGACCGGCTTACACTTATAAAACCCAGCTTTCGACAGCCACAGATACATCAATCTCGCCGCAGATGGCTGCCAATGATGTGCTTGGTTTTTCAGTAGATCTGGTAAACGGAACTTTGAGCGTATCAAGAAACGGAAGTGGTACTGACTGGGGAACACTGTTCACTGGAATTGATACGACCAAATCTTTCTACGTTTATGCGGGTCATGAGTCGGCGGTAAGTTCTACAGCGTTTCAAATTAACTTCGGCCAACGTAGTTTTAGTTATACGCCACCCACAGGTTTCAAGGCTTTATCGACCGCGAACCTGCCCGAACCGACGATTAAGAAGGGGAGTACATACTTCGATACGGTTACCTATGCCGGAGCAACATCCGGTACTGCTGGAGCCGGCACCACTCAGGCTGTAACAGGACTAGGCTTTTCGCCAGATCTTGTTTGGATTAAAAATCGCTCTAACGCCAATAGTCACGGATTATTTGATCAAGTGCGTGGCGCTGTAAATGCTTTACGTTCTGACTTAACCAACGTTGAGGCTACAACAAATAGCAGTGGTGCTTTGAGTGCCTTTAATTCAAATGGATTCACGCTTGCGAATGGTAGTTCTGGCTCCGATCAAGCCATCCTTACCCATCAGTCTGGGTACAACTACGTCGCCTGGGCGTGGGACGCAAACGGCGCTGGTTCCAGTAACACCGCAGGCACCATCACCAGCACGGTAAGCGCCAACGCAACCGCTGGGTTCTCGATTGTTACTTATACGGGAACTGGATCAGCGGCAACCGTTGGGCATGGGTTGGGTGTAGCACCAAGCATGATCATCGAGAAAAATAGAGACCGTGATCAAAACTGGGCGGTCTACCATTCGGCTCTTGGTGCTACTAAGGCTTTAATTCTTGACGATAGTCTTAGCGCACAGACCGCAACTTATTACTGGAACGATACAGCACCGACATCAACTGTTTTCAGCATTGGCACTTGGAATGGAGTCAACAGCAATGGCGAAAAACACGTCGCCTACTGCTTCTCCGAAGTCGCGGGTTACAGCAAGTTTGGCAGCTACACCGGCAACGGCAGCAGCGATGGTCCGTTCGTGTTCACCAATTTCAGAGTGAAATGGCTAATGGTAAAGCGGACTGATTCAACCGCTAACTGGTATATGTTTGACGCGGCTAGGAATACTTATAATCCGCTGGACGCCGAACTTGACGCAGACCTTTCTATTGCTGAGACAACTGCAGGCGGCGCAACTTTTGACTTCCTGTCCAATGGATTCAAACTGCGAAGAACTGGAAATGCCGTTAATAACAGTGGAGGTACTTACATCTACGCCGCCTTCGCTGAGCATCCCTTCAAATACGCCAACGCCCGCTGACCTATGAAACGGGCAACCACCACCGCTACGATCTAGCCATGGCATTCCTCATCGACGGTCAGCCTTTAGCGGTTGACGTACCCTTCACCGACGCCAATGGCGTGAAGTACCCAGCTAACTGGTTGCGTCTTTCTACGCCTGAGGAGAAGGCTGCCATCGGCATCACCGAAGTGCCAGATCCGCCGCAATACGACGGTCGCTTCTACTGGGGATATGACGCCGAAGGTCATCTGATCCCTAAGGATCACGCGCAGTTGGTTGAGCAGTGGACTAACCAGACCCGTTACACCGCCAACACCCTGCTGCAGCCGACGGACTGGATCATCATCCGCGAGGCTGACAACGGCAAAGCCGCCGACCCGCTGCTGAAGACTTGGCGCGAAGACATTCGCCTCGCTACTGGCACCAAGATCACCGCCATCGCTGCAACCACCACCACGGACGAACTGGCTGCCTACATCACTGGCTCGGAATACAACGTCTGGCCGGTTGATCCTTACGCTCCAGTGCCTGCCGCTGATGAGGAGCCTGCGATTGAAGAGCCTGTGGTTGAGGAGCCTGCTGAGTAATGGCAGTCAAGTCCAAAACCGCACTGGGACGTGTCGAACACAAACCCGGCAAGCCAAAGCGCACTTCAATCGGCCAGGGTCAACACTCACGCCCGCGTAATCGCAAGAAACTGCGCGGTCAAGGCAAGGGCTGATGGATCAGCGAACCCGCGACAACTGGCGCAAGATCAAAGAAGCGCTGGAAGTTGCGGGTAAAACTGATTGCATGTTTTACCGCCGCGCAGTCGCCATCGTTAAAGGCGGTCCAGACCCTTTTGACGACATAGCGCCAATCTCCAAATAAAGAGTCGGTACACTGTAAAAAAGACCAACACGCGCCTCGCAATGGAGCACCACGAAGAGGCGTTTATCGCAGCCAAACCGCCCGACAACCCGTTCAACCAAGCCGTCCCAGCCCTGTTGACTGCTGCAGTCGTAGGCTTGGGCGGTCTTTTTATGCAGGTCGCCAAGCTGGATCAATCGGTCAATACCGTCGCCGCCGACATCCAAGAGCTGAAAAACGACAGCAAGGAACGCCTTAGCGATCTCGAAACTCGCGTCAGGCAAATTGAAATGACTATCGGTCGCCAAAAGTGAGCATCGTCCATTCCACCCAATTTGAAGGCGGCTTCTCACTGGAGCAGCTCGAAAACGAACGCGGCGAGATCTACTACCGCGCCTGCACCGGCAGCATCTGCCGTTATGCAGAAGATGAATACATCGCCCGCATGTACCTCGAAGGCATGGGCTGGGACCCTACGCAGCCTCCGCTGGATCTATCCACTCCTCAATCTCAACCTCCAGCCGCTGATCCCAAAAATCCTGCTCCCGAAACCACTCCCGCCAATCACGACTTGCCTTCCGCACATTGCACGACAGACACGCCGGGATTAGGTTCCTCGGATGAGTGTGCCCGCCTCTACTTTTAGCGATCACGTGATCGAGCGTCGCTGATCGCCCCAAATCCAGATTGCAATAAGCACACCGGTTCCTCCACTTCCAGATAATTTCTTGCCTAAACCTTAACTTCGCCTCTTTTTTATTTAAGTATTCGCCATCCTCTATGCGATGGTCCATACCGGGCTGTGGCTACACGCAAGGTAGCGGTAGAAACACTTAAGCGCTGGTCCTTCTTATCTAGTACAGCTAAACTTTCGCAAGATTCCAGTATTTCATGGATCCCACCACAGTCGCAGTTGTCGCAATCCTGGCCGCTGCCGGAAGCGAAATCCTCACCCTCCTCCCGATCCGCAGCAATAGCTGGGTCCAGCTGATCGTCACCGTCCTCAAAGTGATCGCCCGAAAAAAGTCCTGAGCGACACCACCTGGCTGGTGCGCTTTGGTGAGGATTGGCGCCGACCTGTGCAAAAAGCAGCGCAGGACTTCAAGTTCCACGCCACCCTCAAACCCCGCCTCGACAACGCCATCAAAGACTGGCACGCGCACCAGCCATCACCACCCGAACCCGTTGTGGTTAATGAACCCATCAACGACGAGCTACAAACCGGTGACAGCCGCCTCCTCGGCGGTGCCATGAGCATCCACTCCCCCTGGTCCGATGGCCCAAAACAAGATCCGCCTCGCTGATCTATTCCGCTACTACAAAGCGTTGCCCCACCAACTGGCGGCAGTCAACGAGCTGGAGGAGGCTATCAACAAGGCCAATCCTCACATTCTTGGCCGCGACCAAGGCTGGTTCAAAACCTGGAGTGTTGCCGGCAAACAAAGCAACTTCCCCAACACCTGGGAAGGCATCCTCGAAGCCGCCCGAGTTGCTGGAGCAAAGTTTCCCGAACTCGTCGCCGCGCAATGGGCCTGCGAATCCGGCTACGGCAAATACGTCTCCGGCCGCAACAACTTCTTCGGCCTCAAAGGCGATGGCACCGCCACCACAACCCAAGAATTCATCAACAACCAGTGGATCACAATCACCGACAGCTTCATTGATTTCCCCGATCTCCTCTCCTGCGTCATCTACCTCGTAGACCGCTGGTACCGGGACTACAAAAAATACAAAGGCTGCAATAACGCCACCACCCGCGAAGAAGCCGCCAAATGGCTGGTACGCGAAGGCTATGCAACCGACCCCAACTACGCCGAAAAACTAATCAAGTTAATGGCCGAGCACGCTGGCACCAACCCGGCTGTATCACCCAAAGAAAAAGTCCTCAAAGTCCCCTACGAATACCAGCTTGGTGCTGACGACGGCCCCCAGGGTTACCGCCAATGCTTTAGCTCCAGCTGCGCAATGGTCGCCCGCTACTACGGCAAGATCTCGGGCGACTACGAATACAACAAAATCCGCGCCCGCTTCGGCGACAGCACCAACCCCCAAGCCCAAAAAGCCGCCCTCCATTCGCTGGGACTCAAAGCCGAGTTCGAAATGGATGGCACCGCCGACATGCTGATCGAGGAAATCTCGAACGGCCACCCGGTTCCTGTCGGCTGGCTCCACCACGGCCCTTCAACCGCCCCAACCGGTGGCGGCCACTGGACCGTCGTAGTCGGCTTCACCCCAACCCACTTCATCCACAACGACCCCTACGGCGAAGCCAACCTCGCCGCCGGCGGCTACATCAGCCACAAGGGCGGCGCTGGAGCTGCCTATTCCCGTAAAAACTGGCTTCCACGTTGGCTCGTGGATGGTTCCGACACGGGCTGGTACATGAAAATCCGCCCGTAATCCCATGCGCCCCATCGAACACAGCACAGAATCCAGCTTCCACAAAGCCGCCACCGACCAATGGCTGGTGGACCGCTTCAATAAAGGCGACTACCGAGGCCTCCTCGAAGCCGCCCTCATCCTCAACACCCTCCACCAGCTGGAACGCACAAAGGCCGACTGGGCCATCCGCGAAGCAGCGGACAACCTAGCCGACCAATTCGGACTCGACCGCGACTCGGCCTAGTTCTTCAGCGTGTACTTCTGGTACAGCCCGGTGTACGTCCCATGCAGCGGATGGCTGAGCTGATCACGTCCGTCCTTATAGAACAGCTCGTCCAGATAAGCAGCCTTAGCCATCTCGGCATCAGCCTTGGTGAAGTTGACCTTCGGAACGCTCATCACTTGTCCGCGAGTTTCTTGCGAGTCTTAGCCGCCACGCTGGGGCTAGTCGTCGATCGAGCCAGCTTAGGTTTCTTGGCCGCTGTCGGCGGCACATCCACCCGGCAATTCGGGTAACGATTCTTGGCAAACTCAATCGCCTGCCGAAGCGACTCCGCCCGCACCAGATCCCGCATCGCCCCCTGCCCAGGCAACCAAATCTGCAGCTCGAACAACCGCGCCCTCTCCGAGCTGGTGCGTGACACGCCTTCCCCGAGCTTGCGATCCCGGTCCAGGTCCCATTGCAGTGGATTCATTGCTTGGAATACGCAGGTTCATCAACGCTGTGGACCGCCACAAAACTGTGGGTGCATTGGGCAACAGACTGCGCCGCCGCCAACGCCTGCTCATACGTCGGCCAGCTCGACGCATCCTCCTTGGTGCGCGTCACCCCAATTCCTTTCCCCGGCCCATAGATGGCAGTGACCCACCGGTCCCCCGCCATCACCGCATATCTAGTCATCAGTTGAACTTGAATACTGTGTAAGCCTAGTGATTCTACTCCAAGCAAATCAGACTATGACGACTTACGCCTGAGTCTCATGCGTCTGTTTCTGACCCAGTTCCTCCTTGCTTGGAGCGCATTCTGCCCTCTACCCGCCGTTGGACTGATCTTGCCCAAACATCTTTATCAGCCTGCTCGGCAGTGCCATATTCCTCAGGCTGGATCTGGGAAAGCGCCGTATAAACGAACTCGCGCAACATGGCCGTCACCCGCACGCCTCTTTCGCTGGCCAACTTTTCCGCCAACTTGTAGCGATTGGAATCCAGCAGTAACTGGCAATAGATCTTTGACCCGTGCTGGAGCGGCATCTCTAACGCTGTAGTCTGCTACACAATAGCATACTGCGACACAGTAGACCTACCACCGGACATCCCGATCCACACCTTTCCGCCACGCATTGGCCTGCGCCACCCGCGCCCCACCCCTCTGCTTGGCGCATCCCTTCCTGATTCCCCTGGCCCACTCCAAAAAAGCGGCAGCACGCTGCAAATCTGCCGTTTTCGCCGCACGAATTTCCCGATACAGCCACTCCAGCACAATCTCCCTGCCGGTGCGACTCATGAGACTCGTTTCTCGACAAGATCCTTGATTCTCAGCACACCCACCACCGTCTGATCCGGACACACCCGCAGCGCATACTGCCTCGCCGTAAACGCATCTGGAGCTTCCAAGTACAAGTTGTGAGTCGCGCCATGCTTTGGCCACAGCGTGACGCGATACTCACTCAACTCACTTGGCTTCAAGCCAGCTGTTTCCGACATGTGCCTCTGCCAGGGCTGGAACGTCTCCCAACCACTCTGCCTCGGCGGCCTCCATCTGTTGCTGAAGAATTTCTGCCCATTCCTCAGCAACTTCCTCCCGGGTCATGAGGATTATTTCGTCATGCACAACCCCCGACAGTCGAACTTTGTCCTCCCCTGCCTGATGCAGTAATGGCCACAACTTGCCAAGGGTCCGTTTGAGAACCGCCGCCCCAGCAGCCTGAATCGGCGTGTTGCAGCGCGTGGTGAGTTTGTTGTGCTCGCCCGGTAAAAACCGCCGGAGATTCGAAACCCGCACCCGGACCTCACCAACTCCCTTAGTCGAGTCAGCCGCTGCAGCAGCTCGACGCTGCCATGCGCAGATGCCCTTGTAAGCAGCGTGGAACTTCTCGCGGACTTCACGTGCTTCATCCAAATCCATTTCGATGCCCATCCCAGCGGCGTATTGCCGCAAGCCTCTAGCGCCCGATCCATACAACAATCCAAAGTTGGCCGACTTGGCGATCTGACGTTGCTCCTTGGTGACAGCCTCCTCGGGCACGTCATAGATCTCCATCGCAGTCAGCGTATGAAGGTCCAGCCCATCCTGGAACGCCTGAATCATTAGTTCATCCTGTGCTTCCGCCGCCGCCAACCGCAGCTCCATCTGCGCAAAATCCGCTACCACCATCTTCCAGCCAGCTGGAGCCTGCACACAGATCCTGAACCTCGGATCCCTGGGCACCTGCTGCAAATTCGGATTCCGGCAACTCATCCGAAACGTATCCGCCCCCGCCTGCATATAGCTGGCACGGATATAGCCATCAGGCGACAAATGGTTAATCAACGTCTCCACCATTTGCCGCCGCTTCTCCACCTTCTTCCACTTCAAATACGTGCGAATAACTGCATGATCCGCCGCATATTGCTGCATCGTCACCCGATCCACACTCGGCTTCTGCGTCTTCTCACTCACTGGAACTTGCCCCAGCAACACCGTGAACTTCTGCCGCAACTGCGCCGGCGAATTCATATTGAACCCCGCCTCCTTTTTATTCCCAGCCCGCACTGATCCCTCAGCCTTAGCCCGCAAGTTCAACGACCCATCAGCATCACGCGGCAGCTTGTGCTCCGCCGGCAACGCCTCATCCAAATCCCGAATGAACTGCTCTCCCAGATCAACATGCTCCTTCCCCAAATCATCCTGCAGTTGGAGCAACAATTCCTTTTCAAACGGCAGCCCATTCCGCCACAGCGACGCCATCGCCGGCAGCGCAATGCACTCCAACATCCAAGCCTTATGTAAATTCCCAATCGCCATCATCTGCTGGATCGGGTTATACAACTCCATCAACACCCGCACATCATTCGCCCCATACTCCAGCTGGGACATCGACAAGTCTGCCGACCAGTCGCTCCGCTGCTCCTCCTTACTAATTTCCTTCTTTAGATACCGCTTCACCACCGACAAAAGCGTGTGCGGATTCTTGGGCAGCATGTGCCCATTGGTCAAAACCCGGCTGGCCAGCATGGTGCAAAACACCATCCCCGCCGGATAAATGCTGTGGGCCTGCAGCCATCCCAGATCAAACACCGCATTGTGCGCAAGCCACTTCCGGTCCTCCCCAAAGAACTGGCGCAGCCGCGTCCAACCAGTCTCATCTAAGTCCCAGCAGTCAATCACCACCGGCGGCCGATTATGCGTCGCCAGCTGGAGCAGCCGCATCTTGCCCTCTTCGGGCTGGAGCTGAGTGGTCTCGCAGTCAAAAGCGACAACCTCGGCATCCTGGAGAGTGTCCAGGTGCTGCAAGCCAAGTAAGAAGTTCACGCCCAGTTAGGCAATCGACGGCTTACTCTAACACACTAACGGTCTCCCGGGCAGGGCAGTTTTCGGCATACCGCGTCCCACCCTCAGGAATCCCCAGCAAACACCGGTGCTTCCAATGCACACAGCACCGGCACTCCCCACCGCCCTCAATCCGCGTGTACTTCTGGAGCATGATCTCCCGCTTCCTGTCCACCAGCCCGGCGGGAGTCTTGAAATAGCAGTCGTAGCAGTACAGCGGATTTGGTGTGTTGGTGCCGCATGAAATGCAGCGGCGCTCGTTAATCCGCAGCTCCGGGATTTTCATGACAAATCAAGATTTCTGAAAAAGTGAACAGTCTTGGGCAAAAGCACCACCAGCTTCAGGCAGCCCCATGGTGCAACCCTTGTTATCCCAGTGAATGCACTCGTAACAAGCGTCGCCCTTCAAGGTATCGAGCTTCATGTACTTGAGTACACCCTCCTCAAACCTTTGTAGGTTTTCGAAGTGCTCCATCTGGTGCGCATCAATCTCATAGAAAGTCTCAGCGTGTCCACACGTGAGACACCTCCTACGAATGCGCATCGCTGGAACCCGTTGCCGGACAACAGCTTCTCGGGCTCTTGCTTCTGTGATGCGGAAAGTTTTATTCCCGCACTTAGGACAAAACTTCATTGGTAATCCAGGCTTGATTGTTACAAATTCGCCAAGCGTGCTTCCGGTCCACACCGAACTCATCACTCAGCTGTGAATAGCTCCAGCCGCTCTTTTGCAGCTGGCGCATTTTATTAACGAGTTCCTGGGTCAGGATCGCTTGAAAGTTTTCCTCACCCGGCTTGAACCGGCGCCCTTTTGGCGGTGCTGTCACTTCTCGTTGTAAGCCTCAGCCGCGAGTTTATTCACCAGCCGATTCAGGTACCACTGGGCTTTTCGCGCATCCTCGTAAGGATTGGCCTTCAACCACATCCGGCTGATGTACTTGATAACCTGCCATTGGAGGCCACCAAGCACAGCATCGGGCGCCGCCTTCACCCAGTCTTCCAACACGTCAATCACTTCAGTCTTCCCAGCCGTGTAGTGACTGGGGTGATTGACGTTATCCACGACCGACAAGCTGAACTCGTTCATCATCCTTTTGAGGTTTGAACTTTGAGGTCGCCCTGATAGCGCCCGGTCACCGAATAGTCCTTATTGGGCAGGAGTGACATCTTGTGGAACACAATCTGACCAATCCTCATCCCTGGCCACAGTGGCACCGGATGCAGGCACCGAGCGTTCTGCAGCTCCAGCGTCAGCCGCCCGGAATACCCGGGATCGACATAGCCGGCCATCAGATGCTCAATACCTTCTCTAGCCCGGCTGGACTTGAGTGCCAACTGCCCGGCAACAATGTTTGGGACGTTGAATCGCTCCAGCGTCTCCG